GGTGATTTTCGAGGCGGTGTTCGCGACCAGGTCGAAGATCCAACCCTGGGACGCCCAGCCGTCGGCAAGGAAGATTTGCGCGCCGTTGTCGACCATCGTGACGCGGCCTTGGCTCGATTCTAGGCGCCAATGTAGCGTTCGGTTGAAGCTGGCGTCGAACTCGTACACCCCATTTTCGAATACGCCAAACAGGCGTCCAGATGCCGAAGCGTAGAGACAGCGATTCCCACCGCCCCCCGTGGACGGCGAAACGATCCTCATGCCTGGGGTGTCGATCAGCGCGGACGGAACGCGCGCCCCGTCGGATTCCATGTATTCCGGGTATTTGTTGAGTGTCCTTTCGGCGTCCACGCTGGTCGAGCGGTGCGAATACGACCCTCCGACAAATGCGTCGGCGCGCACCGGCCCGATTTGCCCAACCTTCGCGCTCATGCCCGCGCCCAATACCCGGTCTGCGGGTTCCACGCCTGACCGGAACGGCCCAGGATGTCGCCGCAAACCAGTTGCGTGTCGACGGTGTTGTTTGCCTTGACGCGCGCAAGGCTGCTGATCTGCATCTCCTGCGCGGCCTGCGAGAGCGGTTTGTTCATGCCTGTAGCGATGCGGTGCGCAAGGTTGTAGACGATCGCCTCCTGGTAACCGGGAGGAAGGTCGACAATCTCCGTCATGTTCGTAAGCTGCGCGAAATGAACGCGGCTCGTCAGGCGGACCGGGTTGTCGGTCGATGGGGTCGGGTAGAACGAGACCGACGCATTCGGGTAGCTGTATTGCACGCCCATCGCGTATTGGACGGAATTCGTCAGCCCTTTGACGCGGATGGAATTGTACTCGACGTTCGAAATGATATCCATCGGGTACTCGATGGAGGTGGAAATGCGGACCTGAGCGGCCACGATCTCCACGGGGCGAGGCATCACCCATGCACCAGTTGGGCCGACCGTGTAGGTGGCCTGCCCTGGTGTCAGGGCGAAAACGTCGCTGCGCTCAGCGTAGATGGCGAGAGAATCGGCGGTCCAGGAGTCAAGCATAGAGTTGAGCTGGAACAAAGCATCCTTCGCGGTGTTCGCGTCGGGGTCTTCCCCGGAAAACAGCACGTTGGTCGTGTTCAGCGCTGCCCGGATCAACTCGAGGACCGTCGTATTCATCAGAGCCCCTTTTCAGCCACCAGCTCGCGCAGCTTCTCGACGCCGGAATTCCCGCCAAACGGGACACCAGCGGCCTTCAGCTTCTTCTTGAGCGCCTCGCGTTCATCTTCGTCTCCGGTGCCTTCCGCAGGCTCGCCCCAGACATCGCGGAAGCCCTTTTCGCGCGCGATCTTCTCTTCGTCGCCGTCACCGACAAGGATCGAATCCGCAGCGGTCGCGAGGTACAAGAACTTCGGGTATTCGTTTTCCATGATCCCTCCAGAAAAGAGAAGGGGGGAGTTCTGTCCCTCCCCCTCGGTTTCTTAGTACGCCAGCCTGCAAGCCCATTCGGGGCGCAGGCAAGCCCAACCCCAAAGGCCATCGATGCGCAGGCGGATCTGGTCGTTGTCGCCGGAGTAGTACGCGATCACGCGGAACGAGTAATCGTCCACGGTCATGCGGCTGGCGGCGATCACGCCCTGGGTCGGCATCTCCATTTCGGCCATCACGAAGGTCAGCGCGTCGCCGTGGAAGGCGAGCGACTGCTCGGAGGTCGAGTTGGCGGCGCCAGACAGCACGGTGATCGACGCGTTGTTCGCGGCCTGAGCGCTGACGGTGGCGTATGCTCCGCCGTAGACGATCGCGGGGGCGATCGAGAGGGTGGCCAAGCCGTCCTCGTCGGTGTCCGCGTCGGCGGTGATGGTGAACCGCTTCAGGTACGGGAGCTTGGTCTTGGTCAGCGGGTTCACGTCGTACACATTCGCGATCGTGATGACATCGCCAGCCTTGAAGAAGCCGGTGATGCTGTTCGCGCCGCCCTTGATGTTCAGCGTTCCGGCCTGGTAGACCGCGCCGGTGCTCGCGCCCTGAGCCAGGTTGACCTGCAGCGTGCCGCTGTAGTTGCCTGCCGTGTGCGTGTTCACCGACTGCGAAGCCGCGATGTCGTCGTAACCCAGCACACCCGAGGCGAAAGCGCCCTTCTTGTACTGGTCACCAATGTCCTTCTGGCTGTTGAGCAGGCCCTTCAACGCGTCGATGTACGAAACCTGGACCTGGGTGGAGGTGATCAGGTGGCGGTCATCGATGGGTGCGGCCTGGTTGGTGATGTAGGCATTGGCCTGCATGATGTGCTGGGCGCCATTGGAACTCGTCGGCTGGGTGCCGGGAGTGCCCACGATGTTCGCGATCTTCTTGTAGAGCGCGTACCCCTCCAGGTCAGCCTGGGCAGCCAGGTGCTGCGCGGCGGGAGCCGTGTAGCGGGCGGTGAACTCCTCGACGCTCATGGTGAGGTCGGCGTAGGAGATCAGGTAGTCGACGCCCTTCTGCTGGCCGACGTCGATGGTCGTCACGGGATCGGCCAAGTCGTTCGCGGAGAACGTCGCACCGGTACGGACCTGGAACTTGTTCGGCTGGCGAACACGCAGGCTGTAGCCGATCTTTCCGGGAGTCCGGGCGAAATCCTTGTCGAACTGGCGATTGACGCGAGAGCCCAGGATCAGGTTGTTCTTGAAGAGACGAAGAGTTTCCTTCGACGCCTTGTCGATGACAGCAAAGCTGTTGGACATGATCTACTCCTTACCGCCTCGGCGCGCCGAAACGGTTCTTTTTGTTTTGCTCCGCTTCCCATCGATGAAAGTCATCCACCTCGCTCACGACCGCTTTGGCGGCTGCGGGAATCGGCTTGATGGGGGCTGGGGCGCTGGTTTTTGTGGTGGGTGCAACGCTTGAGATTCTGGACTCCAACCGGACGATTTCGCGCTCTTGCGCTTTGGGCGAAAGCTGGTAGATCCGCAAGGCTTCGGCGGGGTGCTTCGCCAGGTAGTACGCGATCTCCGGCCCGTTCTCGTTCTCCATGATGGCTTGATCCATCGCCGGAGTGGTCGGGACTTTCGACGCGCTTACCACGGCGTGCCAGTCAGGGATCGTCTCGGAGACATCCGCGACTGCTGCAGCCCATGCATCCGCGACGGTCTGCTGGTGCTGCGTGCCCGCACTTCTCGCTCCCTCGATCGCCTGCTCTGCTTGCATCTCGAGGACGTTGAGCCGCACGCGCTGCCGATCGACGGCGGCGGCGAAACTCTCGTCATCCCGAAACGCTTCGCGCTGCAGGGGCTTCGACTGCACTTCTTGCAAGAGCGCGTTGTACTGGCGCGTTACCGCGTCGGCGCGTTCGCGCTCCTCGTGCATCCTTCGCGTGACCTTGTTGATTCGCTCTTCGAAAGAGCGCCTCTTGGCTTTCACTTCCTCGTTGTTGGGCTTCGGCGTTTCCGTCTCTTCCGGTGCTTTCGGCTCCGGCGCAACGTCTACGACTTGGTTTTCGACAACTTCCGCCGATACCGCTTCCGGATCGACGATTTCCGTCTGGTTCTCGTCCATTACTCATCCTCGCTTTGAGGCGCGATTTCCTGCCCACCATCTGTTCCAGCCTGCGGAGATAGGGCGCTCTCTGCTGCCGATTGTGCCACATGCCGGGCGTTGGCGCCCTGCTCTGCGATAGTCTTTTCCTCGATCTTCTGCCCCGCATTGATGAGCGCGACGCGGATCTTGGTTTCGTTGTCCTGGTCGACTTTGTACTTCTCCAACGCGAGCTTGTTCGACTCGACGGCAGAATCCTGCTTGAGCTGTTGGTTCTCCTGCTCAAGCTCCTGGACGTGCTGCTGTAGCTCGGGAGGGATCGGCGGTGGGCCTTGCTCTTGCTTTTGCGTTCCGCCGTCCTGGTCGGCGTCCTTGCCGAGGATCTGCGGGGGGATGGTCTTGCGGAGGCGCGCAGCCAGCTTGTCGGCATCCGGCCAGTCTTGCGCCTGGACGATGAGGTCGGGGGCGACCTGCCCGATGAGAGGCACCGACCGGAGCGTCTCTGTCATGGCGACAGCGGCCTCTTGGCGGCGCGTCGAGTAGGAGGGGCCGACATCAATCACGATGTCGTATTTGCCGGCCGAAAGGTCGTAGAAGTACTTGCTCCCATCGCGGCCCTGGGCTTCGCGCTGGATCCAGACGAGGTCGGGCTGACCGTCCGGCCCGAGGATGCGGGCCACGCGCGGCTCATCGTAGAGGCGCGGGAACATGTCGAGTAGGATCATCCCGCATTGACGGATTGCCATGTTCCGGTTGGAAATGAAATCGGCATTTGCCCGGTTGCCCTGCTGCTGGCGAGCCATGATCGCGCGCCCGCTCGTCTCGTTCGACTTCTGCCCAAGGTTGGCATCGGTGATCCCAGTGGTCGCCTTGATTTCCTCGTTGGACAGCTGGATTTCTTCCGACAGGGCAGGGTCAAGGCCGACGACCTGGGAGCGTTGCGGGAGAGGCGCCATCTGACCGGCGATCGTGACTGGCGCAACTTCGAGGAACGGCCAATTCTTCGTGTTGAGCGTTTGCCACTTCTTGTCGGTGAACTGCCCGGCGTACCCGATGAACGGAGCTTTCGGGGCCAGCGCAAGGCGCTCCAGCTGCTGCGAGCGGGCGTAGTTGTAGATCCGCTGCGCATCCTTGCTGTAGTGGATCGCTCCGCAGGTGAACCGCTTGCCATCCTCGAACCATTCGCGGCCAGG